TCTACATTATCTGATGCAGTAAGACCTATAATCTCACTATTTGCTTCTATATTTGATTCTTCATCAAAAATATTTACTGAACTAACTCCAACTGAAAACATTCTTTCACCCCATCCAAATGCAGTTGCACCTGAAGGAGTTCCAAATGTAAAATTCGTTTTTGTTTTTTTTGAATTTGATGCAGAAAATCCATCAGTTAAAGCTGTCCAACTTGTACTTCTAAATGAACATAATATGCTAGGAAATTTAATTTTTTCCCATCTTGGAAAATTCCAATCATAATCACTTGCAGTATAATTTCTATCTAAAGCATCTTGTAAATTTTTTCCACGAGAATTATTTGGATATTCTATTCTAACTTCAAAAATAACATCATCTGTAATTTCAATATCTCCATCTTCAAAAGATATTGTTCCATAAAATGTTTTTTCACTTTGTCTCATGTGACCATCATTTCCACCAGGGTCTATCACAGAAGAGTATAACCATTGTTGTGAATACTGCCAAGGTATTCCTTTTTCAATTTCATCTTCAATATCATATAAATCAGAATAGCTAGCATCAGTATATATAATTGCTTTATTTGAATTTTCCATAGCTACATATGTAGTATTTCCTATAGATAATTGTTTTTTATTTTCATCACTTACAATAGAACCAGAACCAAATACATCTGTTGCTGTAGAAGCTCTTTTACCAGCAGTAATATGAAAAATTGGAGGATTCATTTCTTTTATATTACTTCTTCCACTACTTTCAGCTGAATATCCACCTTGAAATTCATATGTAAATTGAAATTCTATTTTAGAAATACTTCCAGTTGTTGTTGAAGATATTTGAGTGTGCATATCATCATTATCTATATCATTTCCAGAACCACCATGTTGTCCGCACCAAGTAAAATACATTGGATTTGTTTTTGATTCTGAATAATGAACTTGTGTACATTCAGTTCCTCCAGCATCAAATAAAACATTTTCTTGTATTTCTAAATCTGAGTTGCTCCCATAATTGCCAGAACTATAATACCATATTATTCTACCATTATTAATATCTAATTTATCTAAATCCCAATTTGTTGTAGTAGGTGTTGCTCCATAAAATTGATGTCCATTTAAATAAGAATGTTCATTTATATATTCAACAGCTTGATATTGATTATCAACCTCCATTCCATTACCATTTGCACTAACTTCCAAAGATGGTGGCAATGATAAAGGATTTTCTCTGCAACGATATTTTAAATTATCATAATAATAGAGTTTACTCGTATTTCCTGATTCAAAATTTGCATCTGATATTTTTAACATCCCATTTATATAATTATAAACAGGTTTCATATTTATACCAGACCAAGTTAATCCAGTATTTTCTTGCCATTTGTTTTCATTTTTAGAATATATATTAATTTTTGATTCTGTTGATGTGTTGTCATTTAAAAATAATAAATCTCCACTTAAATCGCTTGTTTCTATTCTTAATGTATCAAAATAAACTACTTGATGATTATATGAATTAGTTGCTCCATTTTGAAATCCAAATGAACCAGCATTAAAATTTATAACCCAATCTGTTGCATTATCATACTCATATGGTATTTTAAATGTCATTTCATATTTACTCCAAGATAATATTTCTGAAGTATATGGATTCCCTATTAATTCACCTGGAAAATTTTTAATTTTTTTATTTGACATTGATACTAAATCAGGTAATGATTTTTTAACTGATACTCCATCTAGCCTTATATCTTGACTTTGAATAAAAGGAGCAAATGCTATTCTAATAACTCTTGGAGTTCCACTATTATCAGGTACAAAAAATCTTAAAGGAATTCTTCTGTTTGCATTTCCTTCTGCTCCTCCGTGAAAATATGTTGTAGAACCTCCTGTAGAAGGCATTGGGTTGTCTTCCCATTTTTTTATATAATTAGCAACATGTAAAGTTGTATCATTATCTATATTAGCTGCCGTTCCTGCTGCAAATCTAATTTCAGTTCCACTATTTACTGCTGTACATACACCTAAAAACACTCCAGTAGATGTATATATTTCTCTATTTTTTACAAGTGCATCAGTTGCCGTAGTACCATCAACAGTCAATACTGCATCTCCATCAGTAGCAGTCAATGTACTTTCATTACTTACAATACCTGTGCTTGTTAAATTAAATGTATCAACAATTGAAGTTAATACAGGAGCAGCATTACTTGTTGAATACATATATGAAAGTTCATACCATTGATTATCCTCTAATGTTAAATCTTGATATAAATAACAATTTGGTATAGCCCCAACATTGTTTTGTTCTATAGCAAATGCACTACCAGGGTTCATATTCAACGTATTTCCTTCAGCCCCATAAGCATTTGAACCTGTTATATATGAGTATGTTATTGTATTGTTTGTTCCATGAGCAAATCCATCATAAGCAGCCCAATCAGTTGGAGGACAATAAGTATGAGTGCCATCTATATGACTATGCCCACCTATTCCTCCAGTTGCTGTACCATCTTCAAAGTCTCCATTTTTAACATGTT